CGGCTCAACCTTCTCTATGGAGAAGGGATTGTATGTCGTTCGGGATCTTTACAGGCCCCTTATACGACTCCACCGCAAGGTGGGCCGCCGACTGGTGGACGGGGAACCTCACGGTTCCGGCTGCCTACACAAACCTTACGGTTACGTGTCACCATATCGTCGAGACGGTCTCACGACCGCTCTTCCTCAATCACATGCAAATGTAGTTGAGGAACCCTCTCCTCCAAACTGCGAAGTTTGAAGGACCAGGGGAAGGTTTCGTCAAAGAGATTTGCGTAAGCAGAATCCCTTTTGATGTAACCCGGACCTTGGAGGTACGCAAGTACGTTACCAAGGTCTGTGGGACTTGTGGTTTTAGCAAAACTGGTTGCCCAGCGAGCCTTAACCCATTCCCATGCTTCATCCGAAAGAGGGTTCTTGTGGTTCACACCTTTAAGAATCCTCTCCAGGATGAACGCGGCATTCCTCCCTGATCGTGGGATTGAGGAGGCACGAGTAATCGTATCGCCGCGTGTCAATGCTAAAAGAGTCTCCCTCCGTAAGGCATGGGAGTCGATTTGATTCATTGGCAAATAGTCGAGCGCGCGCAAATATGTATCCACTTGTTCCAGTGATGGTGCAAGTGAGCATAATGCAGCGTTCCACTTCCACCCTGTCTTCGGTGCAAACTGAGAAGGGGTGATGGATAGGTACCTCGCAACGGTCTCCGCAAGGATAGGCTGATGTGTATATGCTGCTGTTGGTGTGGATGCAAATCCGCCTAACGCAACATCAAGGTCCCTATAGTGGGGAATTGAAACCCCCTTACCATCTCCGTGAGGTTGGTGGTAGGAGGCAAGCCGCTGCAAAGTGGCCTGCAATTCCCAATTCGGCAATCCGAGCAGTGTTTGCACACGCCGGTCGAGCTTCATCCTGCGAAGGACGGAGCGCGCGGATCGCACGGTAGGGTATGAAATACCCCCCAAGTTCCCCGGTAATGTCCATGCAAGTGGTATCCTGTAAGGGATGTCACTGTATGACCGGCGGAATGCATCACAAAGAATGGCCCGGAACTCCTTACGGATATCCGGACACCAATCTAAGTGCTGCGAAAGAGGACGACAGCGACCAACCCATGCGGGCGAGTCCTTGCTTGCGCTTGGGCCCGGTACTGCAAAGTACTTGATTTTCACTGTGTCCTGCTTGGAGATGTGCTTTCCGTAAGGAGCTTTCAACTCTTTGTCCGTAAGGTAACAAAGAGGCTTAGCATATCCCCATTCCTCAGCAAGTTGAAGACAGGTCTGGCTCACGCCATTCTTGCCTTTTGACATTTGCCAAGAATACCATTCCCACGCAACTCGAGTGTAAACAAGAGGTTGCGTACAGAACATCCGGAGGTAGTCGTCGCCGACTATATCCGTTAACCCCTGTGGTCTTGCGACTATTGGCGGTTCTGTTCCCGGAATGGCCATCTCACGCTCGATGTCACTTACGTATTCATCGATTGTGAGGTTTTGTAGTACCATGGAGATGAACGAAAGTCCCTCCCCCATCATCACACCCGTAACATGGTCACCCTCTACGGTGTACGACTTGCCTTCATCACTGAGGTAAGTAAAGATGTGGCTACTACATAAAAGGAAGACCGAGGCCCATACGCAAGTTGGAACCTTAATCGACCTTCTTTCCATCCCGTTGAGGTAAGCTCGTAGCAATACAGAGTGAACCTCTAAGGATGAAGAGTCTGTGCACTGGCTAACATCCCCACTTACGTGAGGGAAGTTCAACCACCCGCGAGGGAAGTTGCCGAGCTTCTTTACAGAATCCCAGAGCTTATACGCAGACTCAAACCCCAAAGCAACCCGCGGCTCTGCAGCCAACAGGTTGTCCTGAAACCAATGCCTCGCGCAAGCAGAGAGCATGGCGTAAGACCATGGGGGAATAGACAATGTTCGTCCTTTCCAACCCTCCTCGGGGAGAGTTACCACCCTTGCGGGTATTGGATTAGGGCCAAGGACCATGCGGTCTTCGGCTCGAACATTGCAGCCCTGTTCCCAAAGGGGAAGGTCCTCACGGACTGCTCCGCGCAAGCAGAGATACCCTTCGCGAACAAGGCAAATAATAGCTAAAC